TAATGCTCATGAGACATTGCAATTGACATACCGTTCCAACCCTGATAAGCTAGAAGCTACTTATGGTAGACTTGTACCAATATTGGTTAATGCAATTAAGGAATTGTCTGCTCGAGTTGCAGAACTAGAAGAACAATAAAATAAACACGAAGGAACAAAATGGAATTAAATGATTTAGTTAATGAATACCATTTCCGTAAATGTCGTGGGCCAGAAGATGCAACGCCAGAACAACTAGTTGAAGCATTTGATTTCTTTTGTGCCAATTATGTATTCATCAAACATCCGAACAAAGGCCGCATACAATTAAATCTAAGACCAGCACAAAAACAAGCAGTAGAAGCATGGATAGAAAACAGATACTCAATAGTATTAAAATCACGTCAGATAGGATTCTCCACTCTGGCAGCGGCTTATTCTTTTTGGTTATGTTTTTTCTGGCCAGACCGTTTCATCGTTATGTTGTCAAAGACGGAAAGAGAAGCGACAAAACTTCTAGCTAAAGCTAAATATATTTATAAATTTATACCTGACTGGCTAAGACTATCAGGACCAGAGTTAATGCAAAACAACGTTCTTAAAATGGCGTTTGCTAATGATTCAGTAATAGAGTCAATGCCATCTGCTAACGAGCCTGCTAGAGGTGAATCAGTATACTTGGCTATAATCGACGAGATGGCGTTCTTGCCCAACCCAGAAGAAGCCTGGGCGTCAATAGAGCCAATTGCAGACGTAGGTGGTAGAGTCATCTGTCTGTCAACCGCAAAAGGTGAAGGCAACATATTCTTTACTCTGTGGCAAGGGTCACAGAATAATACTAATAGATTTAAAGGTATCTTCTTTCCTTGGTCGGCTAACGGAGACCGCAATCAAGCATGGTACGATGCCCAAGCCGCAGAACTACCACCATGGCAGCTACATCAAGAATACCCATCTAATCCAGAAGAAGCCTTTATACGCTCTGGCCGTCCAGTTTTTGACATTGATTCTTTAAACAAGTGCTTGGTAGATAGTCCTAAAAAGGGCCGCAATAAAAAACTGTCAGATTTAAGAAACTCTTATATGTTTGACCCAGATGGCGGACCATTGTCGATATGGGCAGTGCCGCAAGCTGGTGCTAGATATGTAGTTGGTGCTGACGTTGCCGAAGGCCTAGCCAGAGGAGACTACTCAGCAGCTCATGTTATTGATGCCAAATCAGGATTGGTTGTAGCTCACTGGCATGGGCACGTAGACCCAGACAAGTTTGGTGAAGAAGTTCTTTATGCTCTAGGGTTTTTTTATAATGAGGCTTTAATAGGTGTAGAATCTAATAACCACGGTTTAACTACATTAACTGCTTTAAATAAAAATAATTATATTAATTTATATAGACAACGTAGACTAAACCAACGTAATCCTGAGGTTTCTGAAACTTTAGGTTGGCGCACAACAACCTTAACAAAGCCTTTGGCTATAGATGAGCTTAATGCTAATTTAAGAGATGGTGTGCTACAATTGCGTTGTGAGTATACGATTGCTGAACTTAAGACCTTTGTTCGTGATGACAACGGTTCTACGCATGGGTCCCCGCACGACGACAGAGTTATGAGTCTAGCAATAGCTAATCAGATGTTAAAATATGTATGGTTGCCTGAGTACAGCCCTAAGACTGACGCACCTTGGGGGACTTTAAACTACTTTCAATCACGTATGCCGAAGCCTAAGAAGGAACAGGAACGTTATATTATAGGTGAGTTTAATTGGTATAGCGATAAGATGTAATACTTTTCTATTAAGTATAGGGAGATTTTTATGCAGTGCAGACTATGTAACGCAGATTTAGTGACAGAACAAGACCAAAAGCGTGGCGTTTGCTTCAAGTGTCATGTTAAAGGGGTTACTTTTAACTTCGTTGGCGCTCAATACGGCAAATCAAATTGGAATACTACGACTATAAAGGAAACCCAAGATATGTATGCTAACATGCCAAACGTAGAAAAAGTCTCATCAAGAAAAGAACTCATCTAGCATGGACTGGCTGGTTCCTATCGTTGTTGCCGTTATAGGAGGACCTTTGGTAGTTGTAGTCCAAAAGCTTAGAAACGAAAACACCAGCCAACACGCAGAGTCAAGAGATTTACTTCATAAGGTAGCCTACAAAGTTGATATGGTAGATGAAAAATTAGATGGTCATATAGATTGGCATTTACATAAACCAAGGAGAAGGAAGAATGAAAATAAAGAAAGCAGCTAAGTTAAAACTTGGGTCACTTGCAAAACAAAAGAAGATTGAAACTCCTTCTGTTAAAGCCGCAAAGAAGAATGTAGAAAAAGCTGAAAAGAAATTTGCTTCAGCTAAAGCTGCTTTAGAAGCAGCAAAGAAGTTTAAACAAAAGGAGAAGAAAAAATGAAAGCTAAAAACAATAAGGGCAAACCTAAATTTGGTATTATAGTTGCTGCTACTGAAACACCAATGGGTGCAGCTTATAAAAAAGCGTTATCATCAAAACAAAATAAAATTGCTAAAGCAGCAACCCCAGAAGATAAAATAACTGGCGCTGACTTTAAAGCTTTAAAAGGCAAGAAGAAGAAGTCTAAAGCACCAAGCATGAAGAAAATGGAAAAAGAAGAAGATGAAGAGCAGACTGGTTATTAATGAAGGGTAACCCAAATTACCCAGCATTGCCGTCAACAACAAAAAAGAAATACATACCAACAAGAAAGAAAAAAAATGGCAGCAAAAAGAAAAAGTACTAAACCAGTTTGGGAGAAACCACGTCCAAAGTCTTTAGGTAAATCAAAGAAGTTATCACCAGCACAAAAAGCATCAGCTAAAGCTGCAGCTAAAAAAGCTGGACGCCCTTATCCAAATCTCGTAGACAACATGAGAGCAGCTAAAGGTAAGTAGTGGCCAAGACTGCTGCATGGCAACGCAAAGAGGGCAAGAACCCCAAGGGTGGCTTAAACGCCAAGGGGCGTGCGTCATATAAGGCTGAGACTGGTGGCACACTAAAACCACCTGTGTCTGCTAAGCAAGCAAAGAAGTCGCCTAAGTCAGCTGCAAGAAGGAAATCATTTTGCGCAAGAATGGGTGGAGTAAAAGGCCCTATGAAGGACAGTAAAGGTAGACCAACACGCAAGGCGTTGGCTCTGAGGAAGTGGGATTGTTAAATGGCACGTGAATCATATTCAAATAAACTTTCTTATTATAGAAGAAATTTAGATTATGCTAGAGGATGGCGTTCGGGACAAGCAAGCACCAACACTAACTACGACCAACTGTGGCAAAGATTAATTAACTTGTATCGTGGTAGACAATATCGTGGTTATGCAACTGGTGATAGATTGCTTGTTAATATTTCATTTTCTACTATCAATACTTTGGCTCCAGCTGTTTCGATTGGTCGCCCAAAGATTAACGTTAACCCACGTAGACCAGAAGATGCCGATAAAGCAATTCTTACAGAATCTATTATAAATTATTGGTGGCAGCATTATGGTTGTCAAAAAGAATTTCAGCGTGCAGTAAAAGATTATTTAGTTATAGGTCATGGTTGGGTTAAAACTGGTTATCGTTTTGTTGAAGAATCAAAATTAGATGAAATTGAAGATACTGCTGATGAAGCTGTAGACGGCGAACCAGCAGACGATGTTGAATCTAATTTAATAATTAGAGAAGATAGACCTTTTCTAGAACGTGTTGACCCATTCGAAATGTTTGTTGACCCAGATGCAATGACTATGGATGATGCTCGTTGGATTTCACAACGCACACGCCGTAAAATTAAGGACGCAAAAGCAGACAAGCGTTACGATGCCGCAGCAAGAAAAGAATTAAGTCCTTCATCTTATTCAAGTTACAATGATGTTACAGGGTCTCAAGGTTACATGACTAACTCTGGCATGAGTCCAGAAGAAGCATATTGCGACATATACGAATATTATAATATTGATACTGGTGAGCTTTCAGTGTTTTCGGATTCAGGTGGCGACAAGTTTTTAATTAAACCTATCAAGATGCCATATGAATTTGGTCACCCTTTCTTTATGTTGCGCAACTATGACATTCCTGGTTTCTTTTACCCGATGGGCGAACTAGAAGCAATCGAACCACTGCAGTACGAATTAAACGAAACTCGTACGCAAATGATGTTGCATAGAAAGCGTTACTCACGCAAGTGGCTGTTCCAAGAGTCAGCATTTGATGATGATGGTCGTCAAGCTTTGGCATCAGACGAAGATAACGTTATCGTTCCAGTTAAGTCTGGAGAGAATTTAAATAACGTTGTTGTACCAATGCCAGCATTAATTAACCCACCAGAATTTTATAATCAATCTAGCATGATTCAAAACGACATTGACCGTGTGTCAGGCGTCTCAGAGTATCAGCGTGGTGCCATTCCAGAAACAACTAGAACAGCTCGTGAAGCTTCAATCATTGCGGAAGCTGGCAATGCCAGAGTAGCAGAAAAGCTTATTGCAATTGAAAACGCAATAGCACAATGTGCTTCTAATCTTATTATGTTAGCTCAACAATTCTTAACTGGTGAACAAACCGTAAGAATCATAGGTTCTGAAAATGCACCTGTATGGTTAACATTTGATAAAGATTATATTAGCGGTGAGTTTGATTTTACAGTTGAGGCTGGTTCAACTGCCCCAAGAAACGAAGCTTTCCGCAGAGATATGGCTTTGCAAATAGTTTCAGCAATGCAACCCTTTGCCCAGGCTGGTTTAATTAACTTGCCAAAACTGGCAGAATATGTATTGTCGCAAGGCTTTGGAGTTAAAGACCCAGGTTCTTTCTTACAAGAACCACCTCCACCAGAACAACCACCAATGCCAGAAGGTATGGCCCCAGGTATGGAAGCTATGCCACCTGAAATGGGTGGAGTCCCTATGCCTCCTGAGATGCCAGTAGAACTACCACCTGGTTTAATAGCAGCAGCCCCAATACAAGGTCCTGGCGCACAAACAGGTTCAGCCGTTCCTGCATCTGGTAGTTTACAAAGTTTACCGCCTGAAATACTACAAGCATTGCTTGCAGGTGGCCAATAAATTAAACCAATGTAATACTTTTCTATATAGATAGAGGGGTATGCAAAATACCCAAGGAACAACCAAACAGAAGGATAAGGATTCCAAATGTTAGAAAATAATAATAATATTGCTAGCTCTGAAAACGCAGTTGACCCCGTAGTAGACGGACAAGTTGATGAAGTTACAGAGGTTATGGCAGAAGCCACTCAAGAAGAACTAGATTTATTTGACTATACAGAGGTTGCTGACAAGGTCATCAAGCTCCAAGTAGATGGTCAAGAAGTTATGGTTCCTTTAAAAGAGGCACTCAGCGGTTATCAACGTCAAGCGGATTATACCCGTAAGACCCAAGAATTAGCTGAACAGAGAAAGCAAGTACAGTTTGCATCAGCCTTAGCCGAATCATTGGCGAAAGACCCAGCAAGCACCTTGCAGGCGCTACAGCAGCATTACGGACTAGGCGCTCCAATCCAAAACCAACAGGTTGAGGAAGAGTATCTAGACCCATCTGAAAAGCAACTTCGACTATTAGAACAACGCATCGCAGCTTTCGAGCAATCAAAAGCAATGGATGAGTTAACCAAAACAGTCGACTCTCTGCAGAGTAAATACGGTGATGACTTCAACGCAGATGAAGTAGTTGCTAAAGCTCTAGCAACAGGTTCAACCGACCTAGAAGCAGTCTTCAAACAGATTAACTTTGATAAAGTTTATTCTACAGCCTCTGAGGCAAAGAAGAAGCTCACGGAAGAACAGTCTAGAGTGGGAGCAAAACGTTCGGCATCAGTAGTGTCGGGCGGTTCAGCTGCTAAACAAGGTGTTGCCGTAAAAGCTCCAAAACCAACATCGGTTTTCGAAGCCTTTGAACAGGCCAAGAAGACTTTAAACCTCTAATAACCCAACAACAACAAGGAGAATAACATGGCCGGTAATCCCGACTTTAATTCACTGTTGTCCACTACGCTGCAGAACTATCAGCCTACACTAGTAGACAACATTTTCAAGGACTTAGTCCTTCTTAATCACCT